GACATCTTCTTTACTTCATCGACATCCCTCTGGAGCGCAGATGCAACATCGGAAAATGTCCTGTTCCTGAAAACAAGGTAGTTATCAACACAATCTTTTGCTGTAAATGATTCCACCTGCCAGAACGAGCGTGCTATTCCTGAACCTATCTGGTATATATAATCATAACCAGACTCTACAAGCCCTGTCAAGAATACAAGCTCTACCGCTTCTTCAGACCACATATGCATTTTTTTCAATGTGGTATCAATCAGCTTTTTGATTTGCTTATGATTCATCTATGCTTTTTTTCAACTGGCTGAACCATACATCATCTAATCTGGTCTTGGTCGATTTAACATACTTTTCTGCCAAACCAAGAAAGACTTCCTTTAAGAATGCTTCACTCATACAGGTCTTGAGACCCTTGAAAATAAGCGTTCTTACAAATGGAACGTAGCCAGCACCGACTAAAACACCAACAGTGCCGCCAACAACCATCCAATTATCTTTACAGAATTGTACTACAGTATCCATTATTTCTCCGTTTCTATATTACTTTTATTATTATTGATGCAATGATTGGAACTATCAACACTGCAAATGAACCATATGTCTTGATTCTCTCGATATCTATCGAGTGTTTTTCTACTTTACCATTCATATTGCTCAATTGTTTGTCCACCCTTTGCAATGCCTTAAATATACTAATTTGTCGCTCATCTAATTTAACAAGCCTTGCAGTAACTTCTTCCCGGTATCTTTCTACACTCATTTCCCGTTTATCCTTGATACAGAGCCTTTGACTTCCATCATCACATCACTCAAATCATTCAATTCCCCTACCATATCTTCGTGCCGCCTGTCTCTAATCTCATCTGAACGATTCCACCTGTCCAAGAATTTCAGCACGATAGCCTCGATATTCTCAATATTTTTAGATTGACCCTCATTTTCAACTTTTAACGCTTCTAATGATTTTGCCTGAATATCTGTTGTTTTACTTTGCTTTATGAAAGTGATAACAAATAAAATTACAAGTATCCCAACTGCGCCATACTCAGCGTATATTTTTATGAATTCCATTTACAGTACCATCCACCACGCTACACCAGTTTCAACAAACACATCAGCAAATGAGTTATATGCCCATCTTTTCTTTGAGCCATAGGTTTCCTCATCTCCCTCAATAAACCACTCAAATACCTCCCATAAAACGCCAATAATGAATACTCCAGCCACACACCAGAAGTCTGACCAGTGCAGCCACTGGAATATCTTGCATAAAAATACTCCTGCTGCTAAATGATAAGATGTCCAATGGTCAAGCTGACCAGTAGATAGTTGCCAATTAACAAACTTAGCAATCGGGCTTTTCATTTTAGAAGCCCGTCAGCCAACCATGTGCTGAAGCAACTCCAGCTACTAAAAATCCAATAGTAAATCCAAGGACAAATCCAAAGATTTTATCTAAATGTTCTTTTAATGTTTCCATATTAATTCCTATAATGTTTTGTTTTGCTGGCTTCGATATTAATAACGATTCTTGACAGCAATTCATTTTTAGTTTCACTGTTTTTATAAACAATGCCACGCTTATCGTAAAAATCTTTTATTTGTGATTTAGTATTCGATGATGTTGGATATTCTGCTTGTGTGGTGGCAACACCATTAACAAGATTATGCTTTCCAACAAGCAGTCTACCATGTCCATCACCATGTTTCTTGGCACACTCAGCCACATAAAAATTTTCAATGGTCTTAAAACTGTTACTTCTCTTTTCTATATCACCATCTACATCAACAAAGTATGTATAAGACGAAGGGTAAGTCAGAGTCTCTGTAGACCCATCCGCATAAGTTTTTGTGCGTATTGCACCCGGAGTTGTATTTCTATGAATCCTAACTCGATGACCCTGACTACACCTTCTTACAATCATGCTTCTGCTTCTACCTCTTCAGCTTCAGGTTCTAAGACTTTCTTGAGTTCTGCATGACCTTTTTGAAACTTCTCTACAAACACCTTTTCGCACTCAACTAATTGTTGCCTAACGAAAGCATTTGTTCTCAGCTTATTCTGTATATCACCTACATGGTCTTGGTCTAATGCCACTCGACCTGCAAGTTCTTTTTGTGAATCAGTCATATCATCAATGAAATACTTTTCTCCATCGAGATTCAAGACTGGCTTTTCTTTTTTGTCTTTAGCCATTATTGACTCCTGTTTGTTAGTTAATTATTCTGGTGCCTGTTTAGCCGCCCATGCCGCTTTCACTTCATCAGTCCATAGTGCAGATGCCATACCTTTTATTTCATCTGATTCAGACGATACATCTGCATCGGGTGATAATACCCGTCTGCTATATGAATACGATAGTTCCTTACCATCTTCCTCAACGGCAGTTCGTTTTCTTTCTTGAATACATTTATATTCGCCACGAACCTCATAATCGTATGTTACTTTCTTTTCTAAAGCCATTATTGACTCCTTGTTATTTGTTCCACTTAACTATCCAGTTAAGAATATTTATCATTTTAATCTTCATATACAACAGACCAGTAGATTACATCACCGGTTGCCCAAGTAAACGGTGTCGTTGCGTTAATCGCCGCATTACCAGCAATCCCTCTCAGATATACGACATTTGATACGACAAAACCCCAAGCAGGAAAAGTAGCCGTTCCGCTATCCTCGAACATACATTGAATTGGAACGGAATTGTTTGGAACAGCAAACGGTAGATTTGTAAAAGTCCAAGCACCATCAACGCTTGAAGTTCCGCCAAGGGTGACTTTACAATTAAGATGAACCAACCGACCAATCTTTGTATATGTTGCCACTACAGCACCATTCCCAATAGTCATATTGGTAAGTGTAGGTGTCCAAGTGCCTTCTTCATAATCGTCAAGAGTGTTTCCATCTGCACTTGCCGCCTGAGTTGCTGGGAATTTTATACCACCACCTACTAAATCAATAGCGGCATCTACATTAGAAGCACAATTAATTTGCATACCATAACAATCACCAGCAGAAGCATCGTCATCGTCTACTGATATTTTCATCCCGATAACATCACCAGCAACTTCTAACGGGGATTCTATATCTACATCTATATCAACTCCAAAAACATCTCCAGCTACAGCACCATCATCACCATCTACCAATACCTTTACACCATAAGTATTGGTATCTACTGTACCATCAGTAATTAAAGCAGTAGCTTCTACACCAATAACATTATTTACATCAGCATCTGCGTGACCAACCTTACCCCTAAATTGTCCACCTACAACCTCTCCAGAATCAGCACAATCAGTTGCAGTACTATCTCCGTTTACTGCAATTAGATTCCGAAATGCACCAGCACTTTGAGAATCGTCAAATTCAACTGCAATTATTGCACCATATAAATCCTCACCACTATCAAAATCTTTACCTGATGCTCCTGTGTATTTAAACAACCCACGAATACCAATAAAGTCATCAGAAGTAGTATAATCATCAGAATTAATGGTAATATTATTAACTTCAAGCATTGCTGTGGGAGCCGCAATTCCAATTCCCACATTGCCTGCTGAAGTGATACGTATTCTATCTGCTGTACCCTTCGTTATAAACTCTAAGGAATTATCATTATGGTCATACCTAATAGAACCTATATCATTTGAACCATCATCCGCAAAATAAAGTCCTCCCTTTGAAGTATTTCCTGACAATATGCTAATTCCTGAACGTGCTGACCCTTCTACTACTAATTCATCTCCGTGGGCAGTGACAGATGCACCACTATCAGCGGTTTTAATATGGAGCTTACCTAATGGAACCGATTCGCCAATTCCCACATTGCCTGAGGTTGGTTGCAATATTATATCATCAGAATTTTGAATTGTAGTTGAATTATTACTTCCTGAAGCATTTAAATTCAAAGTACAGTTGCCGCCTGTAAATGTCTTGTTTGTTCCGATAGTAAAGTTCGCATTAGTTGCTATTGTCCCACCACCATCCACTGAAAACCGATTTGTCCCAGACGCACTTGCGACCTCAAACGCCGCACCGTCAGAATTAATTTCAAGTGCTGCTGCTGGTGTCGCAATTCCAATTCCCACATTGCCACCAGATAAGATGGTCATTTTTTGCGTGGGAGTTGCTCCTGTGAAAAAATTAATATCTGTGTCTTCTTGATGATAAATAACAAATTTCTCATTTAAGTCTAAACCTATCCTTGTCCCAGAAGATGCATCGCTATTTCCAGTTGTGCTATTTGTGAACTGCATATAAGTTGCACCAGATGTCGCTTGATGTAAATGGAGTGGGCTTTGTGGCGTAGTTCCAATTCCCACATTGCCATCATGGTTAATCCGCATTCTCTCTGTTGGTGTGCCTGCGGATGCTTTAGTAGAAAAATAAAACGCACCCCAATCATCAACACCATCTTCAATAACACCGAATCTTGATGTGCTTGTTCCTACACTATTTTCAAATTCAAAATCAATATAAGTGCCAAAAGCAGTCGAATTACTTTGTGATTTAGAGTTTACCAGTTTGAACGCCGCAAAATCATCAGATGTAGACCCATTAAGTTCAAGGGCACTGCCTGTACTATCTTGCTGAATCTTTAATGGAACCACCGCAACAGAACTTGCATGGTCATTATGTAAGTGCATTATATTGGCTATTTTACTTCCACTATTAGCACTATGAATAATTCTGAAAGCACCTGTATTTCCCCCCGTTTCAAGGTTTGCAGATGTTATATTTGCATTAAATATGGCTCCAGTTGTTAAAGCACCAGCACCATCTATTCTTATAACAGCCGCATCTGTTGTCGCTGGTTGGTCAAAAATCATACTATGATTAGACGATGCATTCGTATCTATATATACGCCATACGAAGCACCATCTTGCTGTATCCATAAAGCCGTTTGGTCGTCTCCAGAATTGTCATTAACAATTTTTACAAGCGGAGCATTGGTCGCTGAAGATGCTAAGTCTCTACTAACATAAAGACCAATACCTGTAGCTTGGTCAGCAGTTTGAGTAATAGATAAATTGCCTTCTAATACTTCTGAATATGCAAATCCACCTTCACCACTTACAGTTAAATCACCTGAAATGGTCAGGTCGCCACCTATTGTACCGCCACCAGTTAAATGTGCCGCACTTACGAATTTCATAATCTACTCCTTAGAACATTGCCATTAAAGCAAAGGCAGTCTCAGCAGAATCAAACTGCCACTTTTTGATTGCCAATGGAAGAATTGCACCTTTTAAAAAAATATTTTTTGCCTGAGCGTTTGTCATTGTTGATGTAACATCGTCACCGAATGTTAACGTAAGGTCTCCACTACCACCGATTTCTGCAGCAACAACCACACCTCTTGGGACACCATTAGCCCCTGTTGCAAATGTACCAGAAGGTGTTGCATCTGCCGATGTAACGTATTCTACCTTAAACGCTGGAGAAAGGTTTTCTTGGACGGAATATCTATGTAGTTTGGGGGATTTGTTCATATCAGCCATTTATTCACTCCTTTGAAGTCGGGCTTAAAGGTCGGGCGAGACCGTGAATACCCTGTTAAATGATTAGGGGGGCTAAAAAGCCCCCCTTAACATACTCAACACAAAATGTTTGAGTCAATCCTTATATGGGGCTATTACCTCCCCAGTTTTAGATTTTAGTTTTTACAATGGTAAAATGTCGATTACTATCATCCCTGCGAATACAGCAGTAGCAACATGAACTTTTAAGTCATCGTCGCCAGCAGTGAACTCCCAGTTCGCATCATCTATTTCGGTTGCTCTGATAACATCAGTATCACCAGCCATAGTTAATGTTGCACCACCAAGTACAGATGAACTACCATTATCAATATCTAATACTGCAGCAGTTCCTGCCGTTGATATAGCATATACATCTACTACTCTAAATGAAATGGGTGTAGTGATGGTCATGGCAGGGTCATTGACCGCAACATCAGCAACATCAAATATAATTTGATTGCCTTGAATTACAGCCGTTCCCGTGCCTGCACCAGCCTGAGTCAATGTCAGTTCTGTTGCACCACCTTGAGTTCTCCACCAATTGCTCGACTTTTGCTTTTTAAATGCCATTACTTATCTCCTGTTACTCATCGGTCGTTGAAAAAATCAACGAACTTTGATTAACACAAGACAACTCAGCGGCAACATGAGCAGCGGATTGGTTCTTATAGAACGCATCGCCACTTGCTTCACCACCATCATCTTCAGCAAAAAAGTCTGCACGGTTATAGCCGTTGATTACCGCACCACCGAGTTCGATGGTGTTGGCATGGTCATCCACTTCAGAAGTGAAGTGAAGGTCATTAGCAACAGCTTTGCCCATTGCATTCTTACCGAACACAACTGCATTGTATACCCGTACACCACCAGCATCAGAGTGAAGTGTAACTTCAGAAGCGTCGAATCGTGCGGATGTAGTGGCTCCAAAAAAGTAGCCAGCTTCGTCCCATTCACGGACTCCAACGATATCTTCATAAATAGCAAAACCAGAATAATACCCAGCCATTCCATGAAGTTCTGGCATTTTAGCACCACCAGAACCCATAAAACCGTAGCGTTGGGCATTTTTATAGTCGCTATCTGCCTGTAATCCAGCAAGTTGTGCAGGATGAACTACCATACACCAAAACCTGTGACCATCAGCAGTTTCCATTTGCGGAATTTTTAATGCCATACATTTAGTACGCAAATCCCTTAAAATTGCAGCGGTTAAACCAGTATCACAAGTAGGTGCAGTAGCGGCAGTCGTGCCAACAGCAGCATCAAGCTGTGCATTGGTTTTGAGTGTCTTTGCTGTACCAACAGTAGTTAAAACAGCACCGTCGTTAATGTACCAGTTCGGGTGATATCTGTAAGGGAGACCAAGCCCATCGGATGCCGTACCGGTGGAAAGGTTAGGCGATACACCTTCATAGAAGGATTGAAATACAGCCTGATTTTCCCACTTGGTGAACCATCGTGCAAGTTGTGGTCTCGCTTCGTCCATCAGTTTAAAGACTTTCTGGCGTTGTTCGCTCATAGAACCAGACTTTTTCATAACCGCTTTACGAGACTGATTACAGTACGCACGCAGCCACTTCATAGCTTGGTCTTCACCAGTGCCTTTCAGAACTGTATCACCATATACGGGTGAACCAGATAATTCAGAAAGGAAAGGAATGAGCATATTATCCCGACCCTGAGCGACATAGTCGTTCAGAACTTCAATGGGATTCCCAGAAGGAGTGTAAACGGGGTTGCCGTTATCGTCCTGTGAGATGTCCACATTACCGGAGAACTTAGCCCAGAAAGTATTGAACCAACTTTCTTTGCGGAGCAGAGAGTTTAGAATTTCAACATTTGCAATCCAAGTTTGTGAGGATTCCATTTGTTAATCTCCTGTGTTTTTAGTTAACTGTTAAGCTGTCCATAGAGCTTCTGAAGTTCATCCACTGAAAGATTATCGAGAGTGCTGCGGAGTTCTTTCTGGCTCAGGTCAGCGACCCTTACCAGTTTAGCGTTCTTGCCTGTACCACGAACATCGACCTTTTCAACTTGCTTGGCTGAAGCATTTTGAATGTCTTGTCTGGCTTTACGCTCTCCTGACATCTGGTAGTTTTTTGCTACCTTGTCTACCCCAAATTCATCAATCATGGCTTTGTGGTAGGCTCTCTCGGTTAACAGCCCATTTTCAGTGTATTCCTTCGCTCGCTCATTGACAGCATTGAACTCATCATCAGATACCTCAATTCCATCGTCGTTAAAGCGTTGCTTCATTGTAGAAACAAACGCTTCATTATCACGACCATTCAGCCGTGATTCGAGATGTTCCTGCGTCCGTTTGTTAATCAGGTCGTTTTCCATCTCCCGAATAAGGCTGCGCTGTTCAGAAACAGCATCAGCATCATAAGGGTCGATTTCATCCAATTTAGCCTTTTCCGTAGAAAGGGCTTCCTGAACATCGTTCGCAGAGAGTCGTTCCAAAAGCTCGGTTTCAGACAAATCCTCGTCTTCTGCCGTTAGCTTGCGAAGTTCGCCAATTTCGTTGGACTGTTCCCCAATCATTTTTTGGGCATCAACAACCATATTGACAAGGTCATCCTTCGACTTGTCGTGGAACGGTGATGGTTCATTTCCATCGGTGGTGTACTCATCTGACTCTGCAGTTTCCTGACTCGATTCTCCACTTTCATGGTCTGCGTCGGCTACCGCTTCATCCGATTCGCTGTTTATATACAGCTCACCGTCTTTTTCAATAAGATTTACAGTAGGCTCTTTAGCTTCCTGTTCTTCTGTCTTCGGTTCAAATTTATTTTCAAGTTGCTGAAGCTCTTGTGTAAGAGCAGTATCTGTCTGCACTTCGCTATTTTGGTTTTCTGCCATTTTGTTTTCCTTTGTTGATTATATTACTTCTCTTTGCTCTGAATACATTTCGCAATGCATCTTTCTTTGTATACGGTATTCTACCCTCGTATTCATTTTCAACAACTTTTTCAGGTCGAATAATAGGTATATCTATAATATCATTAAAAGGCATTATTTCTTTTTCTTCCGTTTACCCCAAGAAAGGGGGTTAATATTAAATTCTTTTTCGTAGAAGGAGACTTTCTCTGCCAGCTCTTCTCTCTCAATCCTCTCGTCCACGATGTGTTTATCAAGTAAATCCCCAATCTGCTCATTTGCAGCAAGCATTTTATCTTCAAGTTCCCCCAACCTGCTTTCCACACGCCAATAACCATACACAAGCATACCGACCAAAACACATAACTGCCCCAGCCATTTGAGGTTAAGGCTAATAACAGCATTATCGTCAATAATAGTGCTATTATAACTTCGTGCTGTTTTAACTTTTTCACCCACTTCACTTATGATTTTTTTCTAAGTAATTTTACTTTTTTATATTTTTTGTATTTAGGGGATTTTTCTTCTCTTGTCTTTTTTACTTTAACCTTATACATACCATGCGGCATACTTTCTCTTGCGGTCTGTTTTTTCTTTTTCTTTTTCTTGGCGTACTTTTCGTATCTACCAGCCATTATTCAGCTCCCTGTTTTGCCCTGTCCTGCCCAATCTTCTGGGCTTCCAGCCTTAGTTTCTCTTCATCGGTCACCATGCCACGCTCGGTTTTCATGTTGTCCAATGTCTGTTTTGTTGAATCCAGCTCTGACTGACGCTGTGCAGCTTCTGACTGCATTTGCATAGTCTGGTCAATATATTCCACAAATTTCTCTGAGCCTGAGATGGGTGCATTCTCCACAAGCGTCCTGATATCCACGAGCTGCGGGTTGATGGAGCCTATCAAATTAGCGAGGGCTACCATACGATTGAAGTTCTCTTCCTTCTGGGTGATATTGCTTTCACCTTCATCAAGCTCTACATAGAGCGATGGGTTCCTCACATCGTTAAAGACCTGTGCGCCAACGCTTAAATTCATAATCGTTTCAGCAAATACATCGTTTTCCTTGACCCGTATGACCCTGTCCATCTCAGAGTATACATGGCTGAAATTGTCTACAAAATCCTTGGCAAGCACCTTTCTCAGTCGGCTTAAATTTTTAAAGTAGGGATTAATGGCTGCAGCAGCACGCTGGACTTTCTGCTCGAAAAGAACCCCAGA